GTATTTTTCAATACCTTTTTCTTTGTGAAGATAAATGCCACGATTAACGTCAGCAGTTGTCTTGTACAAAATATGATTGCAAAGTGCTTGAGTGACTTCATCTAAAGTGTTACAACAAGCAACAGCATCATGCATAGTTTCGCCAATACGAAAAAGACAATAAGGAAAATCGCAGTCAAGTCGTTGAGATTTAGGAACTTTAATTAACTTGAGATCACAAGCATTTGCGATCTTTTTTAAATTCCAGTATTGATTGTCCATGATAAACTCCTTTCTAAAGTTGGTGGGGGATTTCTCCCCCAATCCGATTACCATTTATGCTGTGCAAAAACTTGATCTATTATATCATCACAAGCTCGACTAAAAAGAACATCTACTGTATCTTCACGAACTTCAAAACCAATGTTTTCATGATTAATGTCATTGTTTTTAATCGCTTTAGCACACTTTAATATTGTTTCTCTAAATTTGTCAGATACTTCATCTCTAACTTTATCTTGTATCCACTCTAATTGATTTTCTGTTAATTTCATTTTGTTTCCTTTCTCAAAACTTATAAATCTAATATATAGTGATTCGTTTTGTTTGTCAAGTTTTAATAATATAAGTTATTGTATTCATTTATTATAAATTTATTTTATCCCTAGCACTTGACAAAGATTTTATTTCTGGTATACTGATTCGTATATTTAGAAAGGAAAAAAGATGGCAAAAGGAATAAAAGGAAGAGGAAAAACTCACAGCTCCTCTAGATCTTGGGAGAAAGCTTTAAAGAGAAAAGGCAATAAAAAAGTTAGACAGCAAGGCAAATCATTTTTAAGAAAGGAAATATAAAATGAATATAACAGCAGCAAAAGGATTATTTTTTATACAACACTCTTGGTTGTTTTTTGCAGGAAGAGATGAAGATGGAACAGATATCCATCACGAAGGTTATTGTGTGCAAGCAGAAGATTCTAAAGGTTATAGATGGAATCATAATAAAGTTTTTCTACTTTCAGATTTTATTAAAAAAGCTGAAGGAGATACAACTAAAGCTAGAGATTTGCTTGAGCAAACAATGAGTGTTTTAGCTGATAAAATGAAATTACATACTGATAATGGTGGAAAGCTTAATGAGTATCTTTGGGAAGAAGATGAGCCGAGTTATGGATCAGTAGCTTATTGCGAATCTTATGGATTTTAAAACTTGAAATATTTTTTATAAATGTTATCTTTGTGTCATTATGTTATTAAGATCAAAATTTTCAAAACTTTTAGAAGGAGCTAAAAAAATGATGCATAAAGGCACAAAGAAAAAAGGTGGTAAGAAAAAAGGTGGAAAGAAAAAGGGTTATTAATGACTAAAGATGTAGTTATACACGTAACTGGTGTTTCAATGTCAGGGGGTGTAAAAAATGACGATAACAGACCTGTTGCAGAAAATAAAAGAAAATCTGGAACAGAAGAAGCTAGAAATAGCGAAGGGGATGATTGAAGGTCGTATTTCCGACTTTGAATCATATCAAAAACACGTTGGTATTGCAGAGGGATTAACACAAGCTTCTGAAATTATCGATGATACAATGAAAAAGTTAGATAAAGAGGATGAATAACATGACTCATCACCATGCAATATTTAAAGACGAATCGACTGAACAGACAATTGGTTCGCATCAACTTCCAAAACCATTGAACTGGAAAGTATTAGTACAACCTCATCAAGTTAAAATGAAAACTAAAGGTGGTTTGTATCTGGCATCTCAATCAAAAGATAATGAAGAATATATGACTGCTCATGGTCGTGTATTGTCTTTGGGTGATTTGGCTTATAAAGATCGTGATACTGGACAGTCATGGAGAATGACAACTGTACCGAAAGAAGGTGACAGAGTTACATACGGAAAGTATGCAGGTCAGAAAGTTACAATTAATGGTGTACGTTTGCTTTTGTTAAATGACGATGAAATTACATCTATTTTACCAGAAGAGGTAGACGTTACATCATACATAGCGACATAACTTGGAGAACGCAACCATGCAAGATCAAAAAGAAGTCATTGACGAAATTAATGAAGAAATAAAAAAAGCTAAAGCTGATCCAGAAGAATTTCAAATTGAAATTACAGAAGATCCAAAAGAAGAAGCTAAAGATGTAGCTGAAGAAAAACAACAAGCAGAAGAACAAAAGCAAGAGCAAGAAGAAAAAGATGACTACGGAGAAAAAGTCCAGAAAAGAATAAAAAAGCTTGTTGATCAAAGAAGAGATGCAGAAGAACAACTTAGAACTATGCAAGAGCAAAATGCTCAATTGAATGCTAGGTTATCGAGATTAGAGCAAGGTTCAGAAAAATCTGCACAAAATGAATTTAAAACAAGGTATGAACAGACAAAAAAAGCTTTAGAAAAAGCTACTGAGGAAGGTGATACAAAAGCAGCTATTGCTTTTACAGAGCAGTTGGCAGATATGAGAGCTGCTTTGAGAGTTGCAGAAATGCAACGCCAACAAGCTCAACAACAATCTGTTTCACCAACTGTAGGTAAAGCACAGCAAACTGTACAAAATCCTGCACCACCTAAAGCAATTGATTGGTGGCAAAAGAATAATTGGTTTAATTCACCAGGATTTGAGAGAGAAACTGCACTGGCAAGGTCTTTTGATATCCAAATAGAAATGGAAGGTTTTGATAAAAATTCTGATGATTATTACAATGAATTAAATAATCGTTTACAAAAAGTTTTTCCTGAACTAGTATCAGGATCAAGTCCGACTAAGACTAAAGTAAAAAGTAGACAACCAATTGCACCTTCTACAGGTGGCTCGTCTTACAAGGGCAATAGAGTACGTATGAGTAAAGATCAACTTGAGATGGCTCGACAGCTTGGAATTAATGATGAAAGAAGTCTTAAAAAATATGAATCTGAAATCAGAAAACAGCAAAGGGGTTAACTATGGTTGAGAATAGAAATGTACGTGCGAATGAAAACAAGGTTTCAATGCGTGAAGGTGAATCAAGACCTGATACTGCATGGAAACCTCCGTCATTGTTGGATGCTCCAGAACCTCGACCAGGATATGTTCAACGATGGATAGCTACCTCGATTCAGGGTAAGGACACTCCAGATAATGTGTACAAACGTATGCGTGAAGGTTGGAGTCCACGCAAAGCTGATACTGTGAAAGATAAGTTATATCCAACTATCAATCATGGTCAGTGGCAAGGGTCAATTGGGATTGAAGGCATGTTGCTTTGTGAAATGCCAAAAGAAAGACACAAAGCACAAAAGGACTATTATAAAAATAAAAGTTCAGAAGCAAACGAATCAATCGCAGGAGATCTGGATGCGTTAGGTCGAAACAATGGGCAGAGGATCTACCAAGATCGTGTGTCTAATTCGAGTCGTGGCAGGGATTTATCTGTCATGGATGATTGAAACTTAACTCTGAGGAGATAAAATAATGGCAAACGTAAACGCTGCCTTTGGCTTAGTGCCAGTTCGCCATATGAGTGGTAACATTCCTCGTGCAAATAAATATACAATTACAAGTGGTTTGGCAGAGAACATCTTTAGTGGTGATCTTTGCATTCTTACAGCAGATGGTGTAATTACACCTCATACTGCTACAGAAACAAACAATATTGGTGTATTTGCAGGTGTGAGCTATACTGCTTCAGATGGTTCTTATGTTTATAGTGAGTATTGGCCAAGTGGCACTACTGGAACAAACATAATCGCATATGTATATGATGATCCATATATTGTGTACAAAATTCAGTCAGCAGGTACTCCTGCCCAAACTAACATCGGTAACTGTGCTGATGTAGTTGCAGGTGCAGGTTCAACTGTTACTGGTAGATCAGGATTTAGTTTAAATGGTACTATGTCAAATGGTACTGCTACATGTAAGATTTTAGCCTTACATGACACACCTGATAATTCAATGGCACAATATGCTGTTTTGGAAGTGCTTGTAAATGAGCATATTCTCAAAGCAACAGCAGGTATATAAGGGAGATTAGACAATGGCTATGAATAGAGCACAATTTGCTAAAATGCTTGAGCCAGGGTTGAATACCCTTTTTGGTCTTGAGTATGATCGTTATCCACCAGAATACGAAGCAGTATTTTCTGCTAACACTTCTACAAGAGCTTTTGAAGAAGATGTATTGTTACAAGGTTTTGGTAATGCACCAACAAAGAATGAAGGTGCAGCTATTAGTTATGATACTGCTAGTCAGCAGTGGACAGCTAGATACCAACATGAAACTGTAGCATTAGCATTTTCAATTACAGAAGAAGCTGAAGAAGATGGTCAATATGGTTCAATAGCGTCACGTTACACAAAAGCACTTGCAAGATCTATGGCTTCTACAAAAGAAATCAAGGCTGCAAATATTTTGAATAATGCGACTTCTAATACTGATCCATATGGTGGTGGTGATGGTGTTGCACTTTTGAGTGCATCTCATCCAACAACTAATGGAAACCAAAGTAATACTTTGGCAACAGCAGCTGACTTATCTGAAACATCACTTGAGTCAATGTTAATTCAAATCGCAGATATGAAAGATGATCGTGGTTTGAGAGTTGCAGCTCAAGGAACAACTTTGATAATTCCAACAGCTTATACCTTTACTGCTGAAAGATTATTAGAATCACAGTTAAGGACTGGAACTGCTGACAATGACATCAATGCGATTCGCAATGGTGGTTATTTACCTCAAGGATATCATATCATGAGAAGATTGACTGATTCAGATGCATTCTTCATTTTGACTGATGTTCCTGATGGACTAAAGATGTTCCAAAGAAGTCCTATGAAAAAAGGTATGGAAGGTGACTTTGAAACTGGAAATGTTCGTTATAAGGTAAGAGAAAGATATTCTTTCGGTTTTACTGATTGGCGAGGTATTTTTGGCACAGAAGGAGCTGCCTAATAAATAATGCAAGGGGAGAGCAATCTCCCCTTTTCTTTTAATCCTGACAGTTGTTTACAACTGACACTAGCCAAGACAGGAGATACACATGGCTAATACACATTTTTCAGGTCCTATTCTATTTTCAGGAAAGGGCAACTCTAAAGGTTGGTTTGAAAATTTACCAATTGATAGAAATCCAGATTACATGGTTTACATGGATGATTTTACTGGTGTTACATTAGATAATACAAATGATTGGACAGTAGTTAAAGATAGTGGTGCTTCAGCAGCTATCGCAGCTGATGTTGTTGGTGGTGCAGTAACTTTAAGTTCAACTGCTACAACTGATAACGATGGTGCTTCAATACAAGGTAATGAAATATTTGCAGTTGCATCTGGTAGAGATATTTGGTTTGAAACAAAAATTACACCTACAGATGCTGAAGGTGATGCAATGGATATTTGTATTGGATTAACAGTAAACTTTGCAACTAATCCAGAAGCAATGTTAACAGCAGCTGACAGAATTGTATTCCAAGTAGATGATGGTGATAGCAACATTGACTGTATTACAGAAAAAGATGGCACTGCAACTACAACCGATTCTGGCATTGACATTGCTAGTGGAACAGCAGTTACATTGGGTATTCATGTAAAAAGCACAGGTTCAGTAGAATTTTTTGTAAATAGAGCTAAAGTTGCTACACACACTGATAATATTCCAGATGATGAAAATCTTGCACTTGGTGCTATGGAATTATCAGGTTCTGCTACTGGAACTAAATCAATGAATATTGATTATATGTTTGCAGCTCAAGATAGATAATGGAGATTTAAATGGCTGAGAAAAAAAGAGCTAGAACTAAATCTGGCAAATTTATTTCAGACGATCCAAATACTCCTGATGTCAATGAAGCTTGGGTTGAAGTAAAACCTAAGAAAAAGACAACTACTAAAAAAGCACTCCCACCTAAAGGGAGTGCAGAATATAAAGCAATGCTTTTACGTGGTGAAATATCGGAGTGATAAATGGCAGATATCGTTACAGTAAATAAATTATCAGAAAATACAAATGAAGTTGTGTATGCTTTTCAATATCAATATGTAGATACAGGAAATGAAAGTGCAGTTTCTAAAATAGACGTATCAGCTTTAGCAACAAATGCTGATGGTGAAACATGTACTGGAATTAGAATTGTAGAGTGTTGGTGGGTGATATCAGCTATGACAGTTGAAATATTAGCTGCTGCAGATACTAATGTTATTATTATGCATTTAACTGAAGGACAATCTGGTTATCAAGATTTTTCAAAGTTTGGTGGATTACCTAATAGTTCATCTTTTGGCACTAATGGAACTGGTGATATTAAATTTACAACAACTGGTGCAGGTGCAACTGGTGATGCATACCAAATAATAATTAGAGGTATTAAACAGTACTAATGGCAACTTCTGGATCAGTAGCATTTAGACCAAATATTGAAGAAATAATATCAGAGTCTTTTGAACGATGTGGAATAGATAATCAGACTAGGACTGGTTATTTTGCAAAGTCTGCACGTAGAAGCTTAAATTTATTGTTTTCTGAATGGTCTAATAGAGGAATTAATCATTGGGCAGTTAGCAATAATACACTTTCTTTAGCAAGTGAAACTTCTAGTTATACATTACCAGTTGGAACTATAGATATCATTGATGCAGTTATACGAGAAGATAGTACCGATCAAATGATTAATAGGATTTCCATAGCAGAATACAATCAAATACCTAATAAAACAGACACAGGAAAACCTAGTCAATATATGATTGATAAACAATACACACCACAAATATATTTCTGGCAAGTGCCAGATAAGACATATAGCATGGTTTATTGGGCAGTTAATCAATTAGATGACGTTACAGCATCCTATCAAGATGCTGATATACCTTATCGTTGGACAGATTGTATTTGTGCAGGTTTAGCTGCTAAATTGGCATTAAAATATGCTACTGATAAATATCAACTCTTAAATGAAGCTTATGAAAGATCTTTTAATTTTGCGTCTGCATCAGATAATGATGGTGTTAATTTGAGGGTTCAGCCAACTGTGTTGAATTTGGGTTAATGGCAAAACGTGCAAAAGGTAAAAAATCATATGCAATAAGTGATATAAGTGGTTTTAAAGTACCTTATAGACAACTTAAAACAACTTGGGATAACTTGCGTGTTGAACCTGAGGAATTTGAAACAAAACATCCACAACTAACACCAGTAAAAAACATATTTGATGCTACAAGTTTATTAAATCCAAGACCTGACAATGATCCAGAAAATGTAGAAATTTATTTAGCTTACAACTATGATTGGACTGTTGATCCTAAAACAATAAGTAGATCAACTCCATCTTGTAAAGGTTCAATTGGTTTAAGAAGCACAGATCTAGAAACATCTTTTACTCTAACTGGTGTTGGTGGTTTAGGTGAAGCAGGTGCAGGTGTTGGCACTAGAACTTATACTGTTACTGTTGTGGATAGTGGTGGTAATAAATTTGCATTAAATGGAGATACTAATCCAGTTCTTACATTAAGAAGAGGTGCAACATATACTTTTGATCAAAGCGATAGTACAAATGATGGTCATCCTTTAGCATTTAGAACATCTGCTGATGCGTCTTATACTTCTGGAGTAACAGTAAATGGGACAGCAGGACAATCAGGAGCGACAGTTGTATTTGTTGTTCCTTCAGATGCGCCTGATACATTGAAATATTATTGTACTGTTCATGGCAATGGCATGGGTAATACAATAAATGTAGTTGATTCAGTTACAACTGTTGAAATTGCATCAGTTATCGGAGTCGGTAG